TGCTCGACATGTCCACTGATATTTTTCGCCAAGTTCCTTGTATATTATGGTGTATTTTTTCATCGTTTCGGTGGGTTAGGGTTAGAATGAAGAAACGATGATGCCGCCCTCGAATTCAATCAGCTTCCCGTGGTCTTCGATGTAGTCCCGCACGGCGTTCTCCACTTCCCATTCCTCTTCCTCGAATTCGTCGCGGCTCATGACCAGGTTCAGCCCTAGTTTCTCCGCCGCATCTTCATGGTCGCGAAAGCAGTCTTCTGCCCAGTGGGTCAGACTTTCATATTCGCTCCACTCGCATCGTATATCTGTGACGCTTAAAACAGCATCATCGGGGCTGTTTTCATCTAGGAAACTGGCGAGTGCCAAGGCTCCATTTGCGCTCCAATTTGCGTCATCATCGGCGCGTAGTGCGTTTGCAATGTCGTATTTCGTAAGGTTCATTTTCATCGTTGTAGTATTGTTTAGTTTGTTGTTGTTTAGTCTCATCAGTGCTGGCACTACCAGCAGACCGCCGAAGCGGTTTCGACTTGGATTGAATTTATTCGCACCTATTGGCAATGCAAGCGGATTTTTGAATTATTTTCAGGGCAAGGAATCGAGCTTTTCCTCGATCTCAACCAGTGCCGTTTCCTCATGCTCGGTCAGCGGCCGGTGCTTCATCACTAGGCAAAGGTCATTGAAGCGCATCAGTAGCTTTTTTATTTCTTCGTTTGTCATGTTTTCGTTTCCTATGGTTCAAGGTTAAAGGTTCACGGGTTCGGCCGCCCGTTGGAACATTTCCAAGTCTGAAGGGCCGCCGAAGCACCCGCTTGTGATGGCGATTGCAAGGCCAAGGCAAAGCACAAGGACAAGGGAAAGGATGGTTTCGCGCAAGGTCATGCTACGCCCCTTTCCATGATTGCGTTTACGATTCCACGCTGTTCCGTGAGTTGGTTAATCGAGGTAGGCTCACCATGAACCTCCCGAACGAATGCTGTTATTGTTGGTCGGTCTTTGTGGTAGACGCGTCCAAGGTCAATCAGCTCACGGAGTGAAAGCCCCGTCCAATTTTTGTGATTGAGTACTAGGCTCACGGATTCAATTTGTGTCGTTGTCATATCGTGGTTTGGTTTGGTTTGCTATTGTTGCTCAAATTTGACGCTTGCATCTACTGGCAAGCCATAGGTTTCGCGGTCACATGACCACATTGCGCGGGCTTGATCTTCTGTCTCCGCTTCGTACCAGTCCACAAAGGGCTCGGAGATGTGAGGCACGCGCGTGATTGCTTTGTATTGGTTCATCGTTGGTTTGATTTGGTTTGGTTTGGTTTGGTTTGATTATTTGGAGAGTTTGGCGAGCTTGCGGTCGGCTTCACGCTTTGCGCGTTCCATCAAGACAAGCAAAGTCTGTTTGTGGATATGCGACATGTCGGAGCGGTAAATTGCCACAAAGGCGGCATCAAGTTCGGCGCGGTGTGGTAGTGGAAATGCTTGTTTCATCGTGGTAGTTTGGTTATTGTTGGCGTGCCTTGTTTGCTGGCAACACAAGGAACATGAATCATGGCGGCAACATTGCCAATAATTAATTGCGAATAAATGAAAATATATTTCAGCAATTCAACGGAATAAGCTTGACCACCAGCGAAACCCCTTAAATCAAAGCATTTCACGCAATCACAAGCCAAGAAACAAATCTCATGGCCAGCGTCAACTTTCAAGCCCTAGGACAAGCGAAACACTAGGGAGCCAAGCCTCAAAGTCGCCAGTAATTCCCATTAAGGGTGAGGTGATTCAATTAAGCGGAGAGAATAAGAAGAAGCATGATCGAATGATCAAGAGCATCAGAATATCCATTCACCCATTCAAGAATAACAATCAACGCTTGATGCTTGATCGAGGCTTGAGGATTCGGGCTTGCTTTATTCGGGGGACAAGCTTTAAACAAATTGAATCCCCCTCTTGCCTACGGCAGTATTCTAAGCAGGTTTGGCGAAAGCTGTCAATAGCAAATATTAAATGCAATTAAGTTGCGTTAAGGGAAAGGACGCTATATGTGGACAAGCAAGGTCAATTCAAGGCATGGCATCAACCTATAGCGTACATCAAGGCAATGTTCCACAGACATAGCGTGGAACACAAGTCGACGGCCATTGGCACAGCTACAAATGTTCCACGGGAATGTTCCACGGAGCAAGGCAAGCCAAACCACAAGCCAAGCGCACGATTCAAGCATCACATTCAAACGATCGTTTACATTGCCGGCATTGCTCACATGAACACTGTTCGATTGAACACCAGGACAGGCACGGGGGGAGGGGATTGCGACTTTACAACTTGTAACAATAAGCATCGGAAAGGTTGCCAAACTAAAACTGAGCAATTGGCCTTTGCTGTTTTTTATTTTCACCTTTACACGAATGAGGTTTTATGCAACAATCTATCATGAGTAAGGAGGTCGCACCGAGAATAGGACATGTAAGAGAAGATGGTCGCGTTTATAATGGAAAGAATCCATGCTTCAAAAGTGGTGAACACTGGGCGACAATGGAATCATTTCTTAAGAGGAGAGGTGCATCATGGTATGAGAAAAGGGCCATAATGGATAAAAATGTGAAAGAACGGGCTTTAAAAAAAGAAGCTGCTGCTAAACGAGCCATGAAGGCTAAGGCTATCCGCGAGGAGAAAGAAAGATTAAAGCTACTAAGCCCTAAAAAAGGGGAGATGACGATTGAAGAGAAAAACCAGAGAAACCGAGAAGCACAACGCAGATATTATCTGAAAAAGAACCAAGCTAAGATTGAGGCTCGCAAAAAGGCCAAACTGGCAAAAGTTATTGAGAACCAAGCTAAACGCGCTGAAAGGGCCAAAATATCTGCTGAAAAGGCATTGGCTAAATCATTGCGTCCAAAGCGTATCGTGCTAACCGACGAGCAAAGGGCGGAGGCTAGGCGGAAAGGAAAGCGTAATTACAAACACGCCAGAAGGGCCAGGATTAATAACTGCGAGGTAAAAGCCACTCCTAAAATGGTGGAGGAGGCTAGGAATCGAGCTGGAGATCGCTGCTACTACTGCGGTAAAAAAGCCGAGTTGACCTTGGATCATTTTGAACCATTATCCAAAGGTGGTGCGCATTGCGTGTCAAATTTCGTGTTTGCTTGCCATCTATGTAATTCTCGGAAGCGGGATTTAGATCCGTTTGACTTTATGGCATCAAATCTAGCCGTTAGTTTCTAGACCTGCAATTGGGCCGTTGTGAGCTTGGTGTGGCGTTGTATTGGGGTAGTGTGGTGCGAAGGTTACATTTGAGGCGTAATGTTCCCGTTCGGTGATTGTTGTGTATTGGTAATGTGTATTTTACCTAAATGATCCCGATAGGTAATTTTGTGGTGAAATGCGGTGTGTTTTATAGGATTGGTTTGTGGTTGACAGGTGTGGGTGTATTGTGGTAATTGGTTGGTTGAGCGCGGGATGAACTTGCGTTTGATAACTTATTTATTTTATGCCTAGAGGAGACTCTTATCAACTTCAAGGTGGCAACGGAGGCATTGTGCTTTCGACGGCGGCTACTACTTACACTGGCCCAATTCGTTGGATTCAGGTTATAAATGATGCAGTGTTGGGTACTGTAGCTAGTGCGTCTGGGAATATCTCTGGAGCCTCTAGGCTTCAAGGCATCACTCTTCCTGCTGGTTTGGGGATTGGTGGTGAATTCAGCCAAGTAGTACTTACATCCGGCGTGGTGGTTGTTTACTACCTATAATGTCGCAGTTCCGATCCACTGGTGGGTTAGACGATTCGATCGCCGCCGATGGTGATCGTGGATTCTTTGGTGTAAACCAGAGATTGCAGCTTAACCAGTTGGAGGCAGGTGAGGTAAGGGAGAGCCTTAATGGGCGTATGGAGGGCTTCTGGAGGCCGCGCAAGAGCGTGGTGTCTGTTAGCCCTGTGCTGACTACTGGAGGCACTCCGTTGAACCTTCCGTTCCATGTGCTTGTGGTTGAAAAGACCATTACCAGCGTTACTCGTTCTGGTACGACAATCACGGTTACGGCTAACTCTCACGGGTTTACCAATGGTGATTCCGTTTACATTTCTGGCGTTGGATACACTACTGGTTCCAATCCAAACGGAACATTCGTTATTGCTGGGGTAGCCACAAACACATTCACATACACGCTTGCTGGTGCTGATGGAGCTTACACTACCACGGCTAGTACGACCGCTGGGAACATAACCCAGAATTTTAGAGCAATCACCGCTGTGTCGTATACCGCGAATGTGGTAACGATTACCGTGGTTGGACACGGGTTGACTATTGGGGAGGCTGGCAACCTTACGGTTAGCGGCATTACCTTTACTGGCACGGATAACAATGGGGTCAAGGCTGTGACTGCGGCTACCGTGGACACATTGACCTTTCCTGTTACTGGCGTGACTGCTGTGGCACTAGGGGCAACCCCAAGGATTACCCAGATCAACATTAACGATGCCGCCGCCAGCGATGTGTTGGCGTCCTGCATGTTCTCCGACCCTAACGAATCTAACAAGGAATACATCATTGTTGCGCTGGAGACTCTGGCGAAGAAGATTGACCTTTCTACGACACCCTACTCAGCAACGACTATTCCTTACCCCGTGGGAGCCACCGTTGGTAGTAACTGCGATATGCTGCAGTGCTTCGACAAGGTGATGATCATGCGGGATGGGCAACAAGCTCTTGAGTGGTATCCTAATGGCAGGGCTATTCTTTCTGCGTCATCCAACGCGACCGCCAGTCCAAATACCGTGGTGACAATGAAGGTTAGTGAACACGGACTTACGGCTGGGTCATCCGTGGTTATCGCTGGGCTTACCAGTGGCACTCCTCCTAATGGAACATTCACGGTGGCAACAATCGTCGACCAAGACTCATTTACCTTTGTGGCATCTGGGATTTCTACTAGCACCACATTTGTAACCACGGTAGCCACAATGACTGATGGGTTCACCCTGTCCCCCGGTGGTGCTTACACCCAGCCACAGGTTTTCAACATCCAAGCCAAGGATGTCGATGTAGTTAGTGGACTTGTTTCTGCCAAAGTTGTTGGGAATACGACAATTTTTGCTGGTGATATAATTATCATTTACGCAACAGCTACTGCTGATTTTCAAGCCATGCTTGGTAATTCCTACCAAGTGGTAAATGCTACCACCACGCTTATCGAATGGTATGCCCCTATCGGGAACTACAATACCTCTTCATCTGATATATTTGAGTTTGGCGGAAGGTTCTCCGTGGGCGGTGGATTTATGCACCAGCCGGGTGCGCCTTGGGCTACCTACTTCCAGCGCAGGTTGTTCGTTCCGTTCTACTACTCCCAATCTGGCACTTTTAGCGCACCAGTCTATACTAGCAGGAAGATTTCCGACGAGATCGCGGTTTCCGACCTACTGGACACTACGACCTTCGACCAGATCGAGAATCAATTTCGCATCACTGGTGGTACTGCCGACTATGTGGTGGCGATGCACGGGTTCTACGACGATTCCTTGGTGGTTTTGAACCGCAATAGCATCCACCTTGTGTCCCAGACCCAAGGAAGCCTGTCTGATACCGTGGTCAAGGAACTTACTGGTGAGGTTGGGTGCTTGGCTCGCAAGACGGTGGTCATGCAGGCTAACAATATGTTGTTTTTGGCCGACGAGGGCATTTACGGGCTAACCTTCCTTAACGATTACAACCTTCGTGGCACAGAAGAACCGCTTTCCAAGAACATCCAGCCGTACATCGACCGCATTAACAAGAATCTTGCTGGTGAATCGGTAGCGGTTTATTTCAACAACCGTTATTACATCGCAGTCCCGTTGGATTCTGTAGCTGGAGGAAATGATGCCCGTGGAAATAACGCGGTTCTGATCTACAACTTCTTGAACAAGGGCTGGGAGTCGCTGGATACCTATGGGGATTCTAGGTTTCTAATTAAGAACTTCATCACGGCTAGTGCTGGGGTGCGGAATAACCTGTATGCCGTTAGCTCCAATGGTGGCTTGCACCAGATTGACGCTTCCGACTCGTCCGTAGACCGCTTGAGCGTAACGAATGAGGATACTGGCGTGGTTACCCCAACGATCAACTCGTATGTGACTAGCCGTGGGTACGACTTTAAGACCCTTGAGCGCAAGAGGTTTACTGATGCCCAAGTGCAAATGCAGAACTTGGCTGGGGAGACTGGCGAGTACGACATTGCGTTCGCTACTGAAGACCCAGATTCCGCAGAAAGCATAGGAACCACCACCACATTCCTTGGTGGTCAGATTCTATCACCTAGCACCGCTGGTGAAGCTGAAACCGCAAGTATCCGATGCAGACTTGGTGGACAGCGTGGCTATACTGGGACTATCACATTGACAAGGACTATCGGTTCACCTAAGATCCACTCTATTCAAGTGGCGGGTTCCATCACTAACAGACAAATTCTATCACAAAAATAATATGGGAGTTGTAAATACAACCTACACATTTACAAGCACTGACACAATTACCAGTGCTAAGATGAATAATATCATTGATGATACGACATTCACCAGCGATGCGATCCAAGGAACCACCTTGCAGGTTGTGTCTCCGGGCAAACTTGCCGTATCTGCTGGTGGCATTACCTCTAATGAGCTTGCGTCAAATTCTGTTGTCACCGCGAAGATCACTGACTCCAATGTAACTACAGCGAAGATTGCTGATTCTAATGTAACTACAGCGAAGATTGCTGATTCTAATGTAACCACTGCGAAGATTGCTGATTCTAATGTAACTACGGCAAAAATCGCTGATTCTAATGTAACTACCGCGAAGATTGCGGATGCTAGTGTAACACCAGCAAAATTAAGTCAGCCGTTAACGCTTGAAACAGAGAAAGCAACAACAAGCGGGACTACGGTTGAGTTTACTGGTATTCCATCTTGGGTTAAAAGAATCACCATGATTTTGAATGGGGTTGGGCCGAATGGAACAAATAACTTAGAGTTACAAATAGGAAATGGATCTTATGCTACAAGCGGATATGACACATTGTGCAGTTATGTTGGAGGATCTACTTCTTCTGTGTCAGCTTTTAGCGGTGGATTTGGAATTATAGTTAATAATAACTCTGGGTTGTGTTATGGTAGATACACATTAGATTTAGTCGGTGGGAATAAATATATTGGATCTGGTGTTTTTCATGTTCATCAAGTTGGAGTGGCTCAATATACAATGCAAAGTGCTGGGTCATCTCCCGTGCTGTCTGGGCCAATCGACCGAATAAGAATTGCTGTTATAGGTGGGGTAAACACATTTGACTCTGGCTCCATCAATATCATGTACGAGTAAAATAAAATTTGAATGACTCCACTAGCGTCAACAATAGCACTTTATGAAGAAAACAATATCGACTTCCAACAGCTTCTCACATGGCACTTGTGTCATGGCATTGTTGTTTGTGATCACGATTCTTTCTCCATGTGCTACTTCTCTGATTCTGAGTCACCAGAAACACCCTGCTTGTTTGAACACTCTGACACATTGTTTGTCACAATCTGCACGGGAAACATGGAAAAGGCACTACGCAAGTTTGTGGACGACTTCCAATACATTTCATTTCAGCGGGACTTCAAGAACTCCCATAGGTTAAGGTGCTACGACATGCACGAATTTTACAACAAACTTAAATAACACGCATATGGGAAAAAAACCAAAAGCAGTAGCCCCACCAAAGGTTGATTACGGTGCTGACATTCGTGCTGGATTGACTGCCTATCAGCAATCGCTACCAAGCATTCTGGCGTTTGAACAGCAGTACCGTCCTCAGTTCACTCGCTTAAACCAAGAACAGATCGATCTCGCTCGATCTCTTGAGTTTGCTGGCATGGGGCGCAATGTAGGAACAGTTCGTGGGCTGCTACAATCGCTTTCCCCAGAACAAGCCCGTGAGGTTGAGGCGGCGGGTGGACTTGCTGAGCAAGCTCGCCAAATGCAGGCTGGGTATCAAGATGCTGCTACACCGATTGCCCAAAAAGCGATGGAGCAATATGGTGGCTTGTCTGCGCTTCAGACTCAAGCAGCGCAAGAGGCATATGGAAGGTCTGGTCGCCTTTCCCCAGAGCAACTCCGCTCATCACAGCAGGCAGCCAGAGAAGCCGCAGCAGCATCTGGAAGGATTGGTGGCAATGCAGCTATCTCAGCAGAGGTGATGAACAGGGAGCAAGCCCTTGCTCAACGCCGAGCCGAGGCCGCACAATATGGTGGTATCGCGCAACAAGGTGCTATGGGTCTTGCAGGGCTATCACAAGACATCGAAAACCAACGCCTAGCTCGTCAGTCTGGGTTGCTTAGCCAAGCGTCCTCACTTGGCACTCAAGCATACAACCTTGGGCAGAACTTCTATAGCCCCGGACTTGGGTTGCTTGGTGGGACTCCAGTATCTGCTCAACAAGTTGGGCCACAGCTATTCTCGCCAGATGCGTTCCTCAACCTTGGTGCGGCTCAAAGGCAGAATATCCTTGGAGCGCAATCAGCTAACGCGCAGTCAAGTGCTACTCGGAATGCTGCTATGATGGGAGCAGGTGGAGCTGTTGCCGGTGCTGCTATTATTGCAATCTAATGTTTAGCAAAGTACAATCAGCCATTAAGAATATTGAGACATGCCTAAGTGTCTCTAAGAAACCGTGCCTTGCTTGGAGCGGTGGAAAGGATAGCATGGCACTTCTTGACCTTGTGTTCAAAAAAGTTGGGGTAAAGGTTCCAGTTGTATTCTACCGCGAACAATGGCAACCAATCAAATACGCATTCCAGAATCGCATTATTGAGGAATGGGGTCTTGAGGTGTACACATGGCATCCAACATTCTCTTCATTCCAGCAAACTGACGACGAGTTTGAGGTGCAGAACAAGTATATCTTTGACAACACCGACATGACTTGCCCTACTGGCATTACGCCAATGGAAGACGGCAAGCCGTGGGTGTGCGCTATGGATATTTACAACCGCCCTAAGAACCCCGGTATTGTTGCTGGATGGGATGGAATGCTGGTTGGCCACAAACTCTGCGACTCTGACCCAATCTACGGTGGGGATGCTGGAGTGCGCGTAGATGTGCGTATCAACCCCGGACAGTGCAATGCCTTCTACCCAATGAAAAATTGGACGCACGATGATGTGTTCCAATACTGTGAGGAAAACAATGTACCAATCCAGACTAGCCGATATGAAAAGGTAAATAGCAAGTGGTCAGAGAAGGTTGACCGAACACACAATTGTGACTATGTTCATGCCTGTACTGCTTGTGTTGACCGTAGGGAGTCGGCCCCTAAATTTGTGCATTGCCCAAAGTTGGACTGCACAATTGAAAACATTTCACAACGAGTACTATGGTTTGACCAAAGTATTCCATCTTTCATGAAAGACTAATAATATGCCATACGGACAAGGACAGATGCTAGGAGCGGGTGTAGACCCACGGATGTTTGTGCAGGATTACTCTGGCTTCACAAGGGCTGCTGAGATCCAAGCACAGGGGATGCAGAACCTTGGGGCTACCATTGGTCAAGGCATTAAGGACTTTGGAGAAGCTCGCCAAGAGCGCAAGAAAATTGATGCCGAAATTAAGGCCACCTCTGCTGGTATTGAGTCTGCAATCAAAATGGGTAAAGACTTGGGTATTGACATAGGAGGTTACCTGTCACCAATCCAAGCTAAAATTAACGACCCAAACACATCTCCTGCGGAGGCATTGGCACTTGGTAGAACTGCTGCTCAAGGAATCTCAAACGCATTCACCCTTGGAATTGGGGCGCAAGAGAGATCTATTGCCTCTCAAAAAGCTCAAGATGAAAACGCCTTTAGGCTTGCTAACCTAGAAGTAGCGCAGCAAAGAGCCAATATATATGGGCAAAAAGCTCAAGCTGAGGCGTCTAAACGCACAGAAGGAGAAATTTCAATTCTTGACCCAGACACGGGCAAAGAAAGAAAGGAAAGAGTTTGGAAAGACCAGTTTGGGAATTCTTATGATTATGATACTAAAAGGCCAATTCTAAACACTGAAAAGTATTTTTATGGCGAAGAAGGTGGGTTGGGGGAATTGCCCCCCACATCTCAAGTTGGCGGAATTTCTGATTCTATTGCTCAAACAGCTAAGATGAACATTGGCCGCTTGTCTACGGCTAAAACACCTGGGACTCAAGGCGGCGGACTCGGATGCGCTGACGCAGTTTGTAAAATTTACAATCAAGCAACTGGAGAAGAATTGGTTAAAGGTGGGACTTTGTCCACATCTAAAATGATCGAGAGCTTGAGCAGCGACCCAAGATTCCAAAGCGTTCCAGTTAGTCAAGCACAAGCTGGAGATATCATTGTAACTCCAAGAGGTAAAAAAGCTGGACATACTGGGATTTTTGTTAGCGATAATGAAATCGCATCAAATAGCAGCAAGGGGTTTAATGGCGGAAAGCCCGGAACATTTAAACAAAATTACTCAAAAGGTTCGTGGATGAATTCCGTCGCAACAAGAAATCCAGGAAGTACGCAAGTATTTAGAAGGGTTGGCGATGATGGTTCACAACAAGCAATTGGTACACCAGAACAGCAAGCTGAAGTTGGCCGCATGATTGAACAAAGTGCGGGAATGCGCACAGCACAGGCCGCTCCAAGCGGGGCGATGCCAACAGAGCCAAGGATCAACCAACAACCACAACCAGCACCCAGACGCATGGTTAGAGGGATTCCGGTTGGAGATGGACAACAGCAACAAGGAACTATTATGACCCCACAGCAAGTCCAAGAACTTGAGGCAAGTGGTAGGCAAGTTTCTGCTGTTCCCACGCCAGATGGAAACTTTAGGGTTACTAGCGTTAGAACTAGGACTCCTCAAATGGGATTTGAAATGACCTATGATGAACAAGGTCGTCCAATTCTAAAACAATCCGCAACAGGAGTTGGTGCGGCTCCAAAGGTTGGAGAGGGACAAATTCTATCTACTGACGCAAGCGGAAGGCCATCCATTGTTAATATTCCAGGAGGAAAGGCTGACATTGAGGCTCAGAAAACGGCGCAAGCAGCAGAAAACGAAAGGAAATTTGAACTTGATCGGGCTGGCATCGTTCTTTCAGAAATTGATAAACTAATTGGTTATGCTGGTGAAATGAGCCGCCTTCCAGGTGCAAGCACCTATAGAAAATTTGCTCCAATGGCTGGATTCGAGGGTGCGTCTGAAGTAGAGAACACTCTTGACACAGTTAAAGCTGGATTCAGATTTGAAACACTCCAACGACTTAAGGAGGCATCACCCACGGGATCTAGCGGACTTGGTGCGGTAACCAAACCAGAATTTGACGCGCTTGCCGAAGAAAAAGGCAAGTTGACTCAAGTTGGCGACCCAAGAGAATTGCAACGAAGGGCCACAAACTACAAGAAAATGGTTCTTGATACAATTCACGGATCTAAACAAGATCGTGACAAATTGCTAAAAGAAGGTAAGATCACTAAGGAATCTTATGATGCCGTTGAGTCATTGTATCCAGGATTCCAAAAGAAACAACCGCTTGCCCCAGAGGTCATGGAGATTAGGAAAAGACTACTTGGAGAATAAAAATGTCAAACACAGACCTATCGCTTCTTGAGCTTAAAAGAACCAAAGCTGATGTTCTTTCTAGAATACAGCAACTTGATGCAGAAATGACTCAATTAGGACAAACTGATCCTATAGCCGCTGAAAAACTCAAAGAACAAGCAATTCCGCTATTTAGTGGGCTTGATGAAATAGACTCCCTGTCTAAGTCTTTGACCGACAAGCTGACTTCAAAGATTGCTGATGGTTCGTTTCTAACTGAAGACTTGGAAACAGTTGAAGGAAGCGTTCCTACAACACCAGAGGCTATTTCTCAAAAACTCAAATCTGGAATCTCAACGCTTCTTGATGCGGATGTTGACCTTGAGTCCGGGTTGGATTCCGATACAAGGTTTGGTCTTGCATTTAAGACGGATGACAACAAAGCTAAGTATCTAGCCGATAAGTTTGGCCCAGAGAACATTAAGACTTTGAATGTTCTTGGTTCTCCAATGCAATTAGTGAAGGATGAGTCTGGCAAGTGGAAGGCAACCGATGAGTTTGGTCTGTCACTAAAAGACGCTATTGATGTTTCTGGTGAAATTTTCCCAATGATTTCAAGTGGAGTTGGTGGGGCTGGTGGTCTAGCTCTTTCCAAAACGCCAAGTGGTGCGACTGTTGGTAGTGCTGCTGGATATACATTCGGAGCCGCGCTGCAAGACCAGATTGCAACAGCGTTTACTGGAACTGGCCCAAGTTTCCTTGAGGCAATTCCAGAAAGGGCAACGCAGGGAGCTGCGGGCATGCCTTTTGAATACATACCAATGAAACTCCTGTCCCCAATTGGTATGGGTGTAGCAAGGTCAAAAAAGGGGTTTTTAAGTGAAAGACAAGCCCTTCTGGAAAAAGACGAGGCTTATTTGAAAAGTAGGGGTTATGACATTAGCTTAGCAAACATTGCAAAGGGTAGCGATGAAAAAACATTAAAACGACTTCAGTTAGCATCAAAACTCCCGAATTACCAAATTGGCAAAGATGTTCTGTATGGTGCGAAAAGGCTAGAGGCCATTAAAAACAGCGCACTATCCACCGCGCAGAAAAGTGGGGTGATGTATGACGACACTCTTAAAGCGTTGGCTCATGAAAAGGAGATGCTTGAGGGTACTCTTGCGCTGTATGATAAGGATTTGGCTAGGTCGGTAGCACTACAGTACGACGACGAGATCTACAAATTTATGTCTCGTCCTCGTCAAGATAAGACAAGTGCTGGGGAGTTTATTTTTAATGAAATAAAGGCTGGTAGGTCTGCGGCTAATAAAATTAAAGATGAGGTCTATACCCCATTTTACCAGAAAACAAGGGACATGGGCTTGTCCGTTGACCCAATAGAAGTAGCAAAGGCTATTGAGGGTCAGTACTATCAAGACATTGTAAGAAGCCCGCAGCTAAAAGCTGAGATAGACAGATTATACCAAAGGCCAAAAAACTTAAAGAAGATAGAAAAAATAGACAAAAAGCTAGAAAATAGCAATCTATCCGAAGACGCTAGGCAAAATCTCCTCAGACAGAGGCAAAGTCTTGAAAGCCTATCTGGGGATCTTGATGCGAAACAGTTGGATACTGTCGTGAAGATATTTAGAGAAGCCGTCCCAGAGGGAGGGACTGTAGGCGGCACGACAAAAGAAATAGCTGCAGGCCGCGCGTCAAAAACAGTTTCGCAACTTAGGGATCAGCTGTATGCTGACAATGGGCTACTTGACGAGTGGAATTATGCCACGAATGTGCTGCAACAAAGGCTTGGATATAACGAGCAACAACTAGGATCTATTCTTAGAGAGACTCTTGGTCGTTCAGATATGACCGGCAGTCAAATCAATGAAACTATTTTATCAGACCCACGCATTGTTGGCGATGTGTTAAACGCCGTATCTCTTGCCGGGCCAGAAAAAGCATTTCAAGTTGCAGGCAAACTTCAGCAAGCGTATCTTGAAAAAATTGGAGTCGCTAGTAGGCGCAAGGGGTTTGTTGATAAATTTGATTTTGACCCAGAAATTGTAACCAGAATTTTTGGAATCGGCGAAAATGGAAAAGTTAATCCAATTTACGGTCAAAATATGGTTAAAAAACTTGAGAATCTTCAAGATGCTATAAGCAAGGCGAAAATTGACCCAAGTAAAATTGATATTTCTGACCTCCAAGAGCTACAAGGCACACTGAGTGAGGATTCGGTCAAAAAAATAACTAATATTATAATCGAAAAGGGAAAGACCACAAAAAAACTCGATGAATTTAAGAACAATGCGCTTCTTAACGGGGCTATGAATGGTCACAGAGAGGCGATTGAACGGGGCGAGTTTCCAGCCGCAATGTGGGCCGCTAAACCAGATATGGTTAGAAAGGCGTTGTCTAAGTTTGGCTCTAAAGACCAAGAGATGCTCCGAGGTGATTTCATTGAGCACTTTTTTGGGAGATACCCAGCGGATCAATCTGCAAAGTTCGGGGATGCCAACCTTTGGGATGCAAATCAATTCTTAAAAGACGCATCAAAAAACCCATCAATTATTGCAAATATGCGAGCTGTCGCCGGTGACGAGTTCACTGATGACATTCTAGCGGCATCTAGGATGATGGATCTCGTGAAGAAGCCAACTGTTCCATTTGAGGGCAAGGTCGCTGGTGCGGTTATAAACGAAGGTGGCGTTAAGGGTTACATCAACCCAATGACATACATTCGCCCGTTCAAGGATAGATTTGCGGCTGCGGCCTATCGAGTGCAGAACGGAAAGCCATTTAAGAAATACTTAAAAGATATTGGGCGCAAAGAACTTACTCCAGAGCAAATGGAGCAATACACTCAAGGTATTGTTAACGGCGTTCTTGCAACCTCACAAGGGATACAAGCTCTAACTCAAACTGGAAAGTACGATCCAGAATGGTCTGCCGACCTTGGAAAATTGTTTGGAACAATTCCAAAAGAAACTCTTGAATACCGAGAGCAATTTGGTGTTGAGCGACCGTTTCGTGAACGATAAGTACCACGCAAATGAAATCAAAAAGCAAAAAGCAAGTAGGATACTTGCTCAGTAAGGGCTCTCCGCTTTCCTCGACGCAACAGAATAAGCTCAAAAAAGAGTTGCACTCTGGGGCCGTTAAGGTTAAAAACGGCAAGAAGACCAAATGAGCGACGAAGACCTATCAGCGATTGATAGTAAAGAGGCGATGAAAGAGTTCTTCCTTGAGGTCAAGGAAAGGGCTAAGCAATTCCCTCGGAACACTATCGAGAACTATAACCCGAATGTGGCGGCACAGATCCTCTGGATGCTGGCGCAGGGTGGGCGTATCAATGCTATTGCAAAGAAGTGCAAGGTGACGCATGAGACTGTTCGTGCGCTGGAGTGGAGGCATAACGATACGCTGGAGTCAAAGCGCAAGGAGTTCTCTAAACGCTACGCCATTGCTGCGGCTGAGTACACCGACCTGTTGTTCGAGAAAGCCGAACAACTGAGCCGTGATCCAGACCAGCTTAAGGCTATCTCACCAGACCGATTGGCGTTGACTATTGGCATTATGACCGATAAGGCTGGACAGCTTTCTGGAATGGCTAGTACCATTGTTGAGCATCGCAAGGGGCCGTCTATTGATGATGCCGCCAAGATGATTGCGGAAGCCAAGTCAAGGATTGCCAATAAAGTCAAAACGCAAGCGGTAGAAGCCGAAATCGTAGAATGATACCAGAACCAGAATCAAGATACGCTGATTACGCTAAGGATGGTGGGAATCTAGTTCGCCACTACATGGTCGAGCATGACGGGGTTCATCACAAGTGCCATACGCTTTGCTACGCCTCATATCTGGCGGAGAAGTTCAACGCTAAGATTTGGAATGTGGTGCTGGAGAAGTTCGTCAAGCCCTTCATTGGCGTATGTAAGCATTGCAAGAAGCGTCGAGAGCTTCACTTTGTTGACGGGAATAGAGGGTCGTTTCCAGCGGAAGAGGATGCGTTTTGTTGCGAGGAGTGTGATAGCGTGTATCACATCAAAGATATCCTAATGGAGACTGGTGCGTATAAAACGAACTAATGCAGTGGCGTAAACATCCAATCCTGCAGCCTCCCAGCGATGACGAGGTAGCATTGATGGAGCCAGATGATCTCATTGAGCTTCATCGGATCTACCATGAGGCTATTGAGAACGCTGAGAAAGACCCATTCCGCTACGGGTTTAGGCTTCCGCATTGGGAAAAAGCTGAAGAGCAATTGTCGCAAGTCTCTGAGGTTCTAGCACTTGGTGGAAATCGCAGCGGCAAAACTGCGTGGGGTTCTTACTGCGTGGTCAAAGCCGCCATCGAAAACCCAAAATCAGAGATCTTCTGCTTTGCACAGACATCGGAGGTAAGCATCCGCCAGCAACAAAGCGCGGTGTGGAACTGGTTGCCGCATGAGATGAGGACAAAGCAAACCTCGGCTAACGCTTACATTTCGTACACGAAGAAGAACGGGTTTACGGACAACTCGTTGATCTTGCCTAATGCTTCGCAGAT